GGTGAAGGAGGTAGGTCATTATTATTTTCATCAGTACGGTTGAGTAGATAGTAAGGGTAATCGTCCTCACCGCTAAACATGTGTTCATACCCTGCTATTTGCTCAGGGTAAAAGAATGGCTTCTTCTTAGGTGATTTGGCGGCAGTGTCGGCAGACTTGGATAAGATAAAGTTACGCAGCCGTTGAGCATCTTTAGATAACCTGACAACCCCCTCATACAGTTCGTTATCATCAAAGAATGACCACTCACCATACACGGGAACAATTGGAATATGCTCGCCAGCTATCTGCATTCTATCTTTCAAAATACCAGTGCTAGTGATGATTGACTTATAGACTCTGCGCTTCTTAACTTTACGCTCACCTACTTTTTCATAACCAGCATCAGCCAATTCATCAATCTTTTCTTTCGCTTCTTTTGCTGAATAAGTTTGAAGGTCATTAGTTAGCGGATCACGATAGACAAATACTAACTCCCTCTTTTCCTCAACTTCGTAATACTCAGCAACATGAATTGTCTTTCCATTCGACCAAGTGAAAAGTAAGTCATTGTTCGGTGATTGGAATGATGGTTGAATGCTAGGATCTAACCCGTACTGCTCAGCGAACGCTTCCCATCCATTAATATTCATTGCGTGAATGATCGTGCAATTCTTAGCGTCCGACTTATCCATTGCCTTAGCATTACAATCCCAGATAACGTGAGTGCAAGACTCATGCATTGGAACGCGTCGGATAATCTGATTATTACTAGTTGGGTTATCGTCCTCATACTCAGTAACGAGTCGCCAAGCACCGTAACCACACTCGATTTGCTCTCTTACTGCCACATTAACGGCAATCTTTGAGCTATTGTTTCGCATGTCAGTTCGATACATGCCCATAAGAATATCAGCGGCATCGGCTGGCGCGTTATCCTTCGGTCGATACTGAACCTCAATAGGGTTTTTACGCATCTCAGCAACGAGCTTACGAACCATTGGGCGTACTACGTCAAACTGACCTCGATATTGCAATGTGACATAGTTTTCCAGCCAGTCGTCCCACTGACTAACGCGACTAAAGAATAAATCGTTTCTCGCCTCCGTTCTGGCATTTTCAGATGCAGAGTAATCGAGGTCGATTTTGCGAAGTATTTTCTCAAGCCGCTCGTTTCTATCGACCATCTCTATCTCCTAATAGGTCTAATTGGGGCGGGAATTCTCTTTTCTTTAGGCTTTTTGATATCACGCAACTGCTTAGCGAAGCGCCTCATCATGTAGGCATAGCGAACAGCATCAAGCACATCATCGTTTGTTTTGACTATCTTCCCGTTTTCGTCACGGTGATATAGTCTGAACTCTTCAAAGAATGGCTCACAGGTATTAAATACTCTAAATCTGTTATCAAGCATCAGATCACGTAATTCATTAATACCGGACTCTACTGAGTTGCCACCCTCTGCAAATGTTGCGTGCTCCTTCAGCATTAAGAAGCCAGCATCCGCATACTGAGTTTTTAGTTGCTCACCACCGCCTTTCTCGTGCTGATGACCATCATGAGGCCATGCCACAGGAACTTTATTAGCCCATGACTTAACAGCACCCCACGCTTGAACTGCTGTGTTTTCCGACTTTTTCCACACTCTAGCAAGATAAAAAACATCCTCATCTTTATCCCACCACAACTGGATATGAGCCTGTGGGTGATTCCAGCCGAAATCCTGACCATCGATAACGTAAAAATGCTCAGGGCATTCGAAAGGATGGCACTTAATAGACTCTTCGGGTATTTGGTAAATTCGACCGCTACCCATTGTTGGAATACCACGAGCACGAGCCTCTCTTTCATGTTCAGGATATGAAGCAACAATCCGTTCTTTCTCTTCCTCGGTGTAGTGATCAGCATCATAGATAGTCATGTTGACTACTTTCTGAGCTTTAGATGGGTTCTTGAGAAACTTTTCTACTACCGTAGACATCCCCATTAAGGGGGTGAATGTTAGAATTGAAAACTGACCGTATTTGTTGGTGCGGGTGAGTCCTTCAGCGTAAATGGAATATGGCGGTTCCTCATCGAACCACACGCCATGTATTGTGTCACCCTGCCATCTAGCGCGCCCTTGCGAGTAAGGTTTGAAATAGCAGATTGACATCCCATCTTCCACGCCTTCAGCATTGCGGTGTCGGATAAGTATGTGATCTACAAGATTTGGGTAAAACGGTGATTTCTTCCAGCTAATAACATCCTCTTTTGGAATTGAACCGTAACCTATCTCACCAGTTTCCTCCACACGCCCACACAAGATACGCTGAGTTGTTTTGGTTACTGTTTCGTTGGTTTCACCGCCAACCCACCACACATTAGGCTCAAGAAATCGCTTACCTTTCCACTCTCCTTCCCAAGCACCATCTTCAGGGTAGCCTTTAGTGCCTGGATATCTTCCGGTTAAGTGAAATGCAACCTCGGCACCACCTGTATATGACTTACCCAATTGGTTACCAGCCATAAAGCAACGCTCGAAATAATTACCGCCTGCCTCAATAAATTCTCTTTGCTTGTCATAGGGAGAGTATTCAAATAAGCGGTGCGTTTTCCTGTACTCTTCCTCTTCTTCCAATAACTCAAGCAATTCGTATTGTTCGTCGTCGCTCAGGTTATCAAGTATCTGATCCAGATTTTCCACGGTTGAATAACTCCTTAATTCGAGAGCGTCGCTTGTCACGGTCTCCCTTATCTGGAGTTACATCCTCGACCTCTTGTCTGTCTTTGAGACCTAAATCACGAGCAATAATATTTGCATTCAGCAAGTCAGCGGCTGCGCCTGAGAATTTCTGATCGTAGATAACTTTCTCAGCTCGCGTAGTGACCTCGATAAAATCTTCTCTGGCTCGATACAGTCGCCATGTGTCCTCATGTATATCCAAGAACAAGCAAAGACCTGATAGCGTCATAGCTCTCATTTTAGGCAATGTCTCTTTAGTCACTGCCCCTTGGAATGCAAACGCCTTAGTTTCATACAGTGGATTCTCTTCGACCCACTCGAAGTATTCGCAACAAGCGTTCCATAAATCATCAGGAGACTCGAATATGGGTTTTCTTCCGTGACTACTTCTAGCCTCCCAGAATCTATTTCCTTTTGGTGCTGCCATATATCCACCTAATCATTAGCACTAATTTTGTAATAAAACTTATTTATCTCATTACTAATCCAACCAGTTAGATACGCCAACGCCTCATGATTTTCATAGTCTACTTTAATACCAACTATTTCTAACACCTTCCATGCGGCATGCACTGACTCATGAGATATAGTGTCGGCATTAAAGCAATCGACATCTTTAAAGCTAATGAGGATTATCATCTCGCCAGTTTTTGTATTTTCAATCTGAACAACCTGCCCCATATTTGATGGGGTATGTATGCCCGAACCATAGATACTGCCTGCAACATCCTCAGTAGCGCAGATATGAATATTAAGTCCGTATATGGGGACTTTTACTTTTTTATGTAATTTCATATATCCCCCTTTAATCAATTATCCAGCCCACTCGTAAATGAGCTGTGTAATTAACTACTGTGCGAATAAATCTAATGCTTGTTTGGCATCACGGGCTGCTTTCTGTGCTCGTGATACAAACTCACTTTCAGTCTGGCACTGCTTATACGCGTCTTTGAATAACTCAAACTTGAGAGCGTCGTCTTTTACGAACTCGATAGCCGCTTGAGCCGCTGCGGTATCATTGCCAACTAACCGTAATAGCTCTAAGCGCATTTGATTCTGTGCTGTAATTTCTGTCATTTGATGTTCCTGTGTGAAGTTAATCGCAACCATCATCACGTATCACTACGTTACTTTGGTCACTTCTAGTCTGTTCCTAGCAGTCAAGATATGATCACTCTCCTTAATGGATAAACTACTTATCTAATTGCTGATATATATTTACTTAAGCTATACTAAGTAATTATCACTATACTTTGATTAATATCCTGTTAGTTTGCCCATGCACCCATGCTGGGCTTTTTTTATTCTTTCGGAATGCTTTTATCCAGTTCTTCACGGAATTTAACTGGATTATCTGAACCTTCTACTGCCATGATATTTCTCCATTAAAAATCCCCGCTATTGAGCGAGGCATTCAGTGTTAATGTAATCTTGTAGCCCTAATATCATTTGCTCTGACTGTGTAATTCGTTCTCTGAGTAACCAATAATTTCGGATAGCGGTGTCAGTAGGTCGGGCGGTGGTTGCATCATCCAGCTGGGAGGTGGAAGTGGTAGTGCTTTTTGGACACTCGGCTTTGATGTACACCCGCTCAGGATTACGCTCGCTAATGTCACGCAAGCGACTAATTTCATTCTTTGCATTAACAAGCTCCTCTGTGTGCCTTGTATCCAGTTGACTTAGTCGCTCTATGCGTACTTGATAGTCAGTATTGATATCCTTCTGCTCTTCGAGTGCGGTAGTAAGTTCTTTGTTGTTTCTGTCAGTGTGTTAATTCTTTTCGCTTGTGCATTAATCAGCGCACAACCACCAGCAACAATCCCCACCATCACAACGACAATGTAAAGTTTCCAGTGTTTCATAATTAGTACCGATGATGTGAGAGAGCTACCTGACAGCGCTTGTCTAAGCTTGCTTTATCGTTAATACATGAATTATCAATTGAGAGATAAATGCCACTAGCGACCGAGATGAGTAATGTAAGAATAAAACCGACGATGATGATTAAAGACTTCCATTGCATAACGGGGGCTGACTCCGCCTCTCTACGACTGACTAACCCTCG